TTCTACTGCAATAAGTGTAAGTTCTTATCCAACTAATTCAGTTAACTCTATTATTTCTCCAGTGAGAAAAGCAATGGGAATTGCAGATGAAGATAATAGAATTTCAGCAGAATTTTGTATATCAGCAGTAAATGATGCTAGAAAATTTGTATCAGCAAAACTTTATGGTATTCGTCAACCTTGGCAACAAGAGTTTGAATATCCTCTAAGAGTTTTAGCAGGTACAAACTCGGTAGCGTTACCAACAGATATTGATTTCATTGAAACTGATAGGTCTATATTATCTGCTAGATTTTCAGGTGATAATATTGTGAATACAGTTGGTTTAATATATGTAGATAAAAAAGATTGGAATAGAGTTATAGATTCGATGAATGGTGGGACAACTTCAGCTGAAACGTTGATAGGTGCTGTCTCAATTACTTTTGATAGTGTTGGGGATTTTCCTGATACTACTTCTGGTGTAGCTTATGTAGCAACAACAGCTTATGATGAAGAAATAGAAGAAATAGCTTACACCTCAATAGATTTAACAACAAACCAATTACTTGGAGTGACAGGAATAACTCGTGTTATCCCGTCAGGAACTAAGGTCTGGTCGAGACCTACAATTTCACAGCCTATCTATTTTACTGTATTTGATGACAAATTGGTCTTTGATAGAGTAGTTCCAGATTCAATGCAAGGATACAATCTTTACATTGATTATTACAAGAAAATTGCGGAAGTTGTTAGTCTTTCTGCAGAGCTCCCAGAGCCTTACAGAGAGATTTACAAGTGGTACCTTCGTTATGCTATTAAATATCGTAAAGATACTTCAATAGATAGTAAAGACCCGGATTTAATGAAGTTCGAATCTTTGGTTCTAGCTTTGTTCAATAATCTTTACACGGGACAAGTTACTACAATTACAAATTAATTTTTTTTTATGGCAAAGACAAATCCGCTAATTCCTCTAGTTGATATACAACAACAAGAGCAACCTAGCGAAACAAGTTCTTATCAGTTAATTACCTTTGGTACTATTACTGGTGGAACTCCATATGCTGGTGCTACTTATGCAAATTTATTTGCATTAGAATGTATCTTACAAGATTTAGATGGTTCAGGAGCATACCAAAATACTGGTACTGTTGCTGTTCCTGCTTGGACTGTTATTGGTTCTGGTGCAGCTGGAGCAACTGGTCCAACTGGTCCAACTGGTCCAACTGGTCCAACTGGTCCAGTAGGAACTTTCAGTACAGGTCCTTCCGTACCTGCAACAATTACTGTTGTAAACGGATTAGTTACAGATTTAACTGTTCCAACTGGTTAGTTTTTCTCTTTCCTACCTTTTTTTGCAGAGGGGTAGGGAGATAGCAAAATTAAAATAAAATTATGCCATCAATAAAAGACATTAAAATACCGTACCCAACTGAAGGAGTAATACGCTCATCTCAATTGAGTGATACTGTCTGCCCAGAAAATTCTGTGCAACTAGCAATCAATATGAACTTCGATAGGATTGGTTCAATAACTACAAGATTAGGAATTGAAGCTCTTGATGTAGATTTAGCTGGAAGCGTAACTTCTTTCGGAACTATAAATATTTTAGGAAGTACAAAAAGATTATTCGGACAAGTAGCCAAAGATATTTCTGCTTGGAACGGTACTACTTGGACTTCAGTTCGAACAACTACAGTAACGACTAAAGCTAGATTTAGTCAGTTTTTAAATAGAACTTGGATGGTAAATGGTAGTGCCGGTGATGCTGTAATGACTTCAAATGGTGGAGCTTTCGATACTACTGATGTTCCTGCTACATTTCCAAAAGGTGATTTCATTGAAGCTGGTTTTGATGGACGTGTTTGGGTAGCTAACGCAACTAAAGATATTCTTTACTTTACAGATATTGTTCAATCAACTGATGGTACAAGTTACGATGCTCTTACTTTTGAATTGACTACAAACTTTATTACTAAGTTCTCTCCTCAAAATGGAGAATCAATTACTGGATTATTCAGAGTACCAAAAGCACTATTACTTTTTAAAGAAAATCATATCTACAGAGTTTATGGTGTAGATAATGTAGACCCTTACCCTGCTTATAATGTTGGAACTTTTTCTCAAGAATCAATTGTTCAAGGAAAAAATGGAATATACTTCCATCACTCTTCTGGTTTTTATAAGTTTAATTACGATAGCCAACCTACTGAAATTTCTCGTAGAATTAGTGATTTTGTAAAAGCTATACCAAGAACTTCTTATGAAAATGTAGTTGGTGTTTATGACGGAACTGATTCTATTAAATGGTCTGTTGGTCCAATTACTGTTGAAGGAGTTGCTTATGCTAACTGTCAATTAAGATATACTTTGTCTACTCAAGTGTGGACTATTTATGATTTCGCTAGTATAGGAATTACAGCTTTAATTCGTTATGATGATGGAACTACTATTGAACAAATCGCAGGAACTTCAACTGGTTTAGTTGGAAAATTAGATACAGGAAATACTGATTTCGATAATTCTATTTACTACGAAATGATTGATAGATGGCGTTCATTTACTGATATGTATTCTCATTCAAAAAAATTAAGTGGTTTAGCAATTATGAGTGAAAACGCTGCAGGTGCTGTTGTTCAGTATCAAGTTAATAAAGAAGATGTAAATGTATGGCATAATATTGGTACACTTAAATCAGATTATGCAAGATTATTTCCTAGTGAAAAAACAAAAGATTTTAATTTAATAAGACTAAGAATAAATGGGAATTCTACAGGGACCCCAATAATATTTAATGGAACCGAAATTCTTCTTTTGGAAGATGCTGGTTTCGAAGAAAACTAATATGCAATTATCAGAATTATATTTAGACAGGTATCTCTACAGAGATAATGACCAGAGTGGTGAAACTCAAGGTGCTGCTTTTATGTCTACAGATTCTTCTGATGCAGAACCTTTTTCAATTCCTTCTGGTGGTGCAGCTCAAGATATAAATACTGGTAATGTTTTAATTAATGGAGGACAACTTGAACCGGGAACTTATCCTACAACTACTCTTGATGTTTCAAATTGGGGTTGGGGGCAAACTTGTGCTTTTACTTCTACTGATGCAAATACTGTATCTTGGACTTCAGGAACTTTCACTTCTGCTGATGGTACTCCTTACTCTATTAGTTCTGGAAATACCGGTAATATGTCAGCTAAAACTTATATTTATTTAGATTTAGGCACTTCTGAAACTGCTTACCAAACAACAACAACTTCTTCTGAATCCGTTGGAATTGGTAAAGTACTTATTGCTGTTGCTGAAGATGATACAACAGATGCTACTTATAATACTACTGAAGCTAACCAAGTTGTAGCTGATAATATTTTAGCAAATACTATTGATGCTTCAAAAATGAATGTAGGTGTATTATCTGCAATCACTGCTAATATAGGAAATATAACAGCAGGTTCTTTAGATGCTGTTACAATAACTGGTACAACTATTACTGGTTCAGTTTTACAAACAGGAACTGTAGATTTTAATGTAAATATTCAAGAAGCTTCTATTCAAATAAGAGATGGTTCAACTGTATTAGGAACTTGGCAGGAAGATGGTTTTGGTGGGGGAACAGCAGCTTTTACTACGAATGCAACTCACGTTGTTGTTTCAAATGTATCTGGGTATATAGTTGGTGATGGTACTAGATTAAAAATTGCACAAAATACAGTACCTAGCTCTGACGGAAATTATTATCTTGGCGATTCATCTTATGGCTGGGGTCGTTTGTATTTAGGAACTGATGGAAAATATTTAGAAAATGATGGAGGTACTCTTGAATGGAATGGTTCTTCGTTATCAGGACAAAATAAAATCCCTAGTGGAGGAAGTTCTCAACAATTTTTAAAATATAGTTCAAGTGGTGTTCCAAGTTGGGAATATTTAGGAGCAACTGCTAATGCAACTTCTATCGTTCCATCAAGTGGTACTGCTAATTTAGGAAGTACTTCATACTACTGGGATAATATTTATGGTGGAAAATTAAATTTAGAACCATTAACATCTAATCCAAGTTCAGGAGGAGACATAGTAAATTATGCCAGTGGTGCTACGGACCAATTTAGAGGAACTCCGGGGGATGGAACTTGGGATGGCTCATTTGATATGTCAGCTTATTAAAATTATATGATTAAAAAATATTTAGACAAAAAAATTTCTTTCGAAGAAAGAAAAAAGATTTATAAAAAAGAAGTCATCGATAAGATGATGAACCCTTGTGATGATATGGTTGACTTTGACCCTATGAAAAATGATACTGAAGAATATAAATTAGCTAAAAGAGAAAGAGTAGAGGTACCTAAAATACTAGAAACTATGGGTTTAAAGCCTAAAAAAATGCTTGAAGGTCAAATGATTGGTATGTATGAAAGTAAACAAGATATCTATTTAATTCTTGCTACTAGAATTAATCAATTGCAAGAAGAAATAAATAAATTAAAAAATAAATAATAATATAAATATATGCCATATAATATACCGGGATTAACAACAAAGCAAATAAGTGAGTTAGATGCAGCTGCATTGAAACCAAATAAATCAGCAACAGATATAGCTAATTTAGACTATGCTACTAAAACTTTTGGTTATCAATCACCTACAGAAGAAGGATTAACTCCTGAAGAAGCTGAAGAAAAACAAATTAAAGAGACTTATGATGCAGCTATTCCTTCATCTCCTGCAATCCAAGATTTATTAAATGGAGGAAGTTCTTTGGAAGATATCACTTATGCTTTGGAAACAGGTAATTGGTCTGGTATTAAAGATTGGGATGGTAAACCTTTTAGTTCTGACCAACAACAAGAAGCTCTTTCAAAAGCAAATGAAGATAATAGACTTTATTATGAAGCTTTACAACAAAAAGAAACAGCTGATGCAGAATCTAAAATGGCTCAAGACCAAGCTGATTATCAAAACTATTTAGTAAATGCAGGACAATCTTTTGAGTCAGACAAAATAAAATCTGACCAACAAGCTGCTAATAAAGGTGTGCTTTTTTCTGGTGCTAGAGTTCAAAAAGAAAAGAATTTAGCTAAAGCATACTCTCAAGACGAAGCTTATAATAAAAGTAAATATGCTGGTAGTATTGGTAAAACTGCTAGTGATTTTCAATATGATTATGGTAATAAAGCTGCTGAAGGTTTAAATAAATATTACAATTTAGGTGGAAATACTTACAATCCTAAAGTTGCTAGAGGTGGAGTTAATTCTACTAATCTATCAAGCATTTACTCACCTAGTAAATATAATTTCCAAGGTGCTAGAAATACTGAAAGAAGTTCAGAATCAAATGTTAGAGCTGCTAGATATCTTACAAATAAAGGAAATAAACTTATTCAAACAGGTTACGAAAATAAACTATAAATATATGCCATATAATCCACTAGCAAACCTCTTTAATATGGGGACAAAAACTACAACACCAAATAATATTGGTGGAAATTCTTCTGTAGTAGGAGAAACAATTTCTCCTTATGATGGAAGAAATACTGATTATCCACAAGATTGGAAAACAAAATCTGCTACTCCTCCTTCTGCTAATCCTCCTATTTTTACTGGTGCAGGTGTTGCAGCTCCTACACCACCTGTATCTCCTGAAACTCCTAAAAAAGATTTGTATGCAAAATACAGAGACCCTAAAACTGGTGAAGTAATGTCACCAGAAGAATATGCAATTTATTTAGGAAATAAAATTCCAAAAGGAACCGGACAAATTCCTAATTATGCCGGTGATGCCATAACTAATCCAAATGAATCAAGTGAAAGACTTACTAATAGAGCTCGAGATTTAAATAATGCTCGTAATGATATTGCTGTTGGAGAAACTGACCCTTACAAAGTTGGAAACAAATCTGGTATTGCTTATAGTCCTAGAGAACTTGAAGCTGTTGAAAATACTTATGCTGGAATTTATGACCCTGTTTTGAAAGATGTATTTACAAGATTAGAAAAAGCAGAAGCTGAAAGAAAAAGAGAACAAGACAGAGAAGATGAAATTTTTAGAACAGACGAAAATATAAGACAATATAAAGCTACCACAGCTGTTAGCCAAGCTAACAGTAGAAGTTCATTAGGAAGTTCTAAAGCTCCTCTTAATATTCTTAGAGGTGAAGATGGATATGTAAATTGGGAAGAATATATTAAAGAAGCTTTTATAGCTGAAAAAAATGGTGATTCAATGAAAGATTTTGTAAAAGATTATCCACCAACAAATTATATAAATCCGGGAGATGTAGATAAACTCCCTTCTTATTTAAAACCAAAAGTAGATACTAATTCAACATCTGAAACAACTGCTCTTATGTGGGAGTACCTAGCTTCTCCACAAGCACAGGAAAAGACTGAAGACCAATTAGCAGTTGAAATACAAAATGCAGGACTAAGTCCTCGTACCTTTTTTCCTAATTGGTATAGTAATTAATTATAATATTTTATGTCTTTTCAAGATTTTGTTAAAAATAAACAAAACATACCTACTAATACAGGTTCTGTTTCTAATACAGCACCTAGTTCAGGTTCTTTTCAAGATTTTGTTAATAAAAAAAATACAGTTATTTCAAACTCTGTTAGTAATGAAAATACAGCTACCTCAACATCAGCAGATAAATTATCTAATAACCCTCTTGTACCTGATTTTATTAAACCAAAAACAAAAGATGAACCAAAACAAGGAGTTTTACGTTGGGCTGGTGCTCAAATAGAAAAACCAGTTATAGGAGTAGCTACTATTATGGAAGCAACAAGAAAATATTCACGTGGAGATAAAGAAGCTTTTAAATCTGTCCCTGCTGATTTAGTTGGTGCTATAACTGGTAAAAATACCAGAAGTTTTAATGATATTTTAAAAGAAGATTTACCAAATCATCCAAAAACTGCAGCAATAATGGGTTTAGTAATGGATATTGGATTTGACCCACTTACTTATTTATCTGGTGGTTTAACTGCATATGGTAAAACAGTTAAAAAAGCAAGTGCTTTAAAAAAAGCTGGGGTAACTATTAAAGCTGGTTCTAAATTTTCTGATGATTTAATAAAAGCTGGACTAAAAGCTGATGATGCAGTATTAGGAGCAACTAAGGTAGAACAAGCTTTAAAAGGTGAAAGAAGTTTTTTACAATTTGCAGGGAAACCTTTACTATCTGCTAAACAATCTGCAGCAGCTTATAAAGCAACTGGTAAAGCAGGTGTAGCTATGAAAAAACTTCCTTTAGTTGGTAGCACTATTAAAAAATCAAAAAACTTATTTAGTACAGCTACAAGTAATCCTGCGTTCGATGCTCTTAAAACAAAAATGGATAACCTTTTAGCTTATAGAAAAGATAAAGTTTTTACTGATGCAAAAGCAATTCAAAAAACAATAAAAGGTATGAAACCTGATGATATTATGCAGGTGGCAAATTATTTAGAAACAGGAACCCAACCAAATATACCTGTTTTAAAACAAATAGGTGATAAATTAAAAGTAACTTATAAAGAATTTGCTGATGTTGAAAAAAAA